TCTGGTTCAGGTAACGTTACTGCTAACCCAAGTGGTAACTTGTCATTGAGTTCAGGTAATATTCAGGGTAACACCTCACTTGCTTCAGGTAACATCCATGGTAACCTACAAGGTAACTTACAGGGTGGTAACGTTCAAGGTAATACTAACGTAAACGTTGCAGGTAACATTCAAGGTGGTAAAGGTGGATCATATAACGTAAACAGAGGTGTTCCTACTAACCATTTGGGAGTTGGTGGTTCTGTAAACGTTGGTGGAGAAAACGTTGGTGTTGGTGGTAACGTTGCTACTGACCATTTGTCAGTTGCAGGTAACATTCCAACAGATAACCTATCAATCAGTGGTACTGCTTCCGTAAACGTGACAGTGAACTCAGTTACAGTTAATACAACTGTGGCATACAGTTCATCTTTATGGTTACGCTATTCATAACGGAGGAAACAAACAATGGCAACTAATTACGAAATCGCTGCTGCTAGGAATCCTAAGTGGGCAAATCCTGAGAAGAATATGATCGACCTTGAGGTTGATTTTGCTCCTCTTGATGAACAGTGGCTACCATATACATGTTCACCAACTGATGTTGTAGAACATTCAAGAACATTATACACTAAGGCAGTCAACGGTGACTATGGCACTGTTGCTGAATATAGTCATCATACATTATGGACACCATACTATACTGACTCAATCGAGGTATCGACTGAAGGTTTAGTACAGTTACTACTAGAGAAAGGTGTTATAACTGATGATGAAGTTGATGCTATTCTAATAGAGAAGACAGAACATGTTGGATATTATAGAACAACAACTGATGGTGTAGATAAGCAATGGGGTGGAGGAATGGCATAAAGCATCCTCTTCTTTATTATGGCACACCAATCTGATAAATGGCATCACAGCATGTGTAGGTATTTGGGGTTATCCTCAGATACCTCTTTTTTGTTTGGTATAATACCAGGAGTATGTCGAGAAGCTATTGGTCGTTATGACCACATGTACACTAAACGTGAATGTTTCGATAGTGACAAGACTTATGTTTGGTCAGAACACCATGCTAACAAGATAAACAATGGAAGATTTAGTAATCAAACTGCTTATTACGGCACTTGTCCATTTTTGTGGGATCTCGGACGAGTCGCTTCCCAAGGAGTGTCTACTCCTGAGGGAAGTTTGTTCTTCTTACCAAGAGACGATCAAGTTACAATAAGAGAGGATGAATACGAGTCAGTCCAGCAGGTAATTGATGCAGCACCAGCACCAATTACATTTTTTCTTCCTTGGCGTTCGTGTGATATATGGAAGAACTGGGATAAACTGAAATTACCTGCTGGTAGTAAGTTTATCCAGATGAATGATCCTGTAACAAGACAGTTTATATTATCAAAAGCATTCCTGGAGCACCAGCACATCTACATTCCTTGGCCAGGTACAGACATTTACTATGCAGAGTTTCTTAGTAAGACTGTGCATGTTTATGATAAGATAGAGCAGTATAGAACTAAGAAAAGAGATGAGATGGAACGGGAGTCTTCCCTGGTCCTGAACTATTTGAAGTGGGGATATGATTATTTGAATGATAACCAGAAAGAGTTCTTTCGGTGGACTAGGGACTGGATGCTTATAGGTGAAGATGTAAGACGTTATCTTACTATAAAAATGCTAGGACTTGATGTACTCAAGAGCCCAGCACAGTTATATGAAGATCTAATTGATAAAGGTTTTTTAGAATATAATCAAAAGTTCGTCTATGATCCTGAGTATCAACGTGCTTATGAGTGGTTAGTAACTAGGACTCAGGAAAAAAGTCCTTATCGTTCACACCACGATCATCAACGTATATTGCTGCTCTAGGTTTACCAAAGAACAGAGCATGGTACTTCACACCCCATTTTTTCAGTTGTGCTTCTGTTCGTTCTCTACAATACTTATCTGCTTCTTTTTGTGCTGATGTTATATCATTTCCGTGCATTGCTGTGCTGCGAATGAATCCTCGTGCTGTTGCAAGGTATATTGTAGCACCTTCATCGTATAACTCGTTTACATATTCTATACGTTTAGGTCTAGGAACTGCTTCCCATGGTGTACCTTCGTGTGGTTCAGTTAGTGTTCCATCTATATCAATACAATAGATGTCCTTACGGTGTTCAGTGACATCATCATATTTTTCAACTAGAGGTGGAATTTTGTCTGTATTCGAGTTCATTTTGAAGATAGTGAATTGCTTTTTTTAGGTCAGCGATGTCGTCATCCTTATGACCTGCACGACAGACATATTTTACTACGTTGCCGAGATGGAAATCTAGTCCTTGATCTCTTATGAAATCCCATACTTGTATCTTACCACGTTTATAATATTGTGGTCCGATGTCATTTGATGTTTTACTTCGTTTTGTTGGCAAGAGGTTCAGTGAGGTAGTCATGGGTGTGATTGTTCATTCCAGTACAGGTACACGATTCAACTATCCTTTGAGGATTGTTGCTTCTAAATTGTGACTTATCACAATTAGGTGTGTACTTTGATATGTGACTCCATTCTGCATTGTATTTACATGCTCTGTAAATGACCTTCTCACAATGGAATCCATGGTCAGATAATTTATGAGCATGAACTGGCATTGGTGTTAGTGCTAACACTAACAAGAGAAGTTTCATGGCAATTTGGGGAGTTCAACTCCATTATAGTGCATGAGCATATAGATTGTCCATAATGCTCGTATTTCAAATTCATGGTAATATTCGTCATCAATTACAATAGTAGGTAAATATTCGTCTTGACTTGGTGCTATAAGTAAAACCTTCGTGTTTATTTGTTCTAATACTTTTACTAGGTGTGAGTTCGTTCTGCATGTAATAGCAATAATAAGATCAGCAGTATGCTCGGCATAATCTATCCATGGTTCCTTCCAATCGTGGTCACCACCTAATGCTGTTAGGTTTACACTATCAGGTGCAAAGCAGAATTTATCAGTATGACGGTATATGTCACTTGCCATGTGTTGAGCAATAGCAAGATTACCACCAGTACCTATGAGTGCTATTTTGTTTGCTGCTGCAAACAATTTCACTCCTTCTTCAAATCCTATTGGTTCTGTAAAGACCATTCTACTTCTTTTATGTGATGCAGTCTATCAACTGCTCTTATTTTACCACACTTTAGATCGTATGGCATTACATCATATTTACCACAGAAACCTATTGTATCTAATCCCTTCCAATACTTTACAAATGTCATGTCAAGATTAGGAAAGTCTCTTATTGCTTTTATTGAGTACAAATACAATCCTAATTGAACAGTTATATTATTACATATTACGTCAGGTTTACGTTGCATGTGAATAACTTTACCATTATTTTCAATCATCTTCACTACATCATCATCCTCAATTTCACCATCCTCTAATTTTCTTGAACTCTGCACCACATCATATTCATTGTCAATTCCATACTCAATCATTTGGTCTATCCACTCAGGTTTGGTGAGTGGTTCATCACCCTGTAAATTGAATATGTAATCTGATTTCATATATTGTGACACCTCTGCAACTCTATGAGTACAGGTGTAGTGTTCACTTGTGATGTATGCAGGGATACCATTAGAGTCTGCTAATTTAGCAATAGAATCATCTGGAGTGGCAACCATTACCATGTCAAGGTGTTTGGACTCTTTTGCTATATCAGCAACCCTAAGAACCATTTCTCGACCATTGATCTTAGCAAGAGGTTTGTTTGGAAACCTACTAGAAGACAATCTTGATGGAATGATACATGTGACAATTTTATTTTTGTACATATCATAAATTATGGTATAATATATTATAGCATGACCATTCTTTCAGACAAGAACACCAAAACTCTTTGGCACATGGCATTTACGATACCTGACATTGAGGAAGGTATCAGATGGTATTGTGACATATTAGGATGCTTGTTCTGTCAGAGGTTTGCTATAAATGTTGAGGATGGTAGTCACAACTTAGGATTTATATTCTCACTAGCAGGTCACCATATCAGTGTCTTGCAAGGAGAAACTTCAATCCCTCAACCTAACTCAAGGTTACCTAGACATAATGGTTTAGTATTCCTTGATAAGGAAGAGTATTTTGAAGTTGTGAACCATTGTATAAGTCATCAAGAGATCAATGTAATTGACTCTAAATACAATTTTCTAATCCCTAAAAAGATTAGACCAGAGGAAGCACACCTTCATGGACAAAATGTAAGGTGTCATAGAACTACTATCAAAGATCCATGGGATAATTGGATAGAGTTCAAATACTACTCGTATCCTGATGAGATACATGCCCAGAAACTAGATCAAATTAGGAGACGCTGATGCCTGTAACTCGACAACTTCCTGAGAATTATGGTAATGACTATAAAAGTCAATGGAAGGGTGGAGATTTCAAAGTTGGGGATCCTGTTGAATTTGGGTTTGGTGACCCTGACTATGGTATTATATCCTTTGAGTCAGGAGAACACATGACTGTGTGTACAGGTTGTGGAACTGGCACAAGTGAACTTCCTCATAGAGATATAAATGTGGTAGTATCGTCAGTAGTGCCTGTAAGGAGATTAGAACCCCATGAATACACCAAATTGGATGCACAACTCAGGAAAGGATGCAAAGCGAACCTTGAAACCTCAGAAGATGAGGCAAGCGAGAAAAGCAAGAAACATGTTTCTCACACGCTTGAAAAGAGAATCTCAGGAATCCTCGACTACTCACCAGAAGTCAAAACATACTGACCAGTTGAATAAGTGGCACAATCGCTCTTCACAGGGCGATTTTTTTATGTATAATAAGGATATACAAACGAGATTAGCATGACAGTAAACATTGAGATCAAAGGTAACTTAGCAAGACTACTAGCAACAGAGAACCTTATTGTTGAGCATAAAAAGGTTGATACTGCATCATTTGATGTAGAGCGTAGGGTTTTGGTTCTACCAATGTGGCAAGCGAGTAGGCATGTTTATGATATGTTAGTTGGTCACGAGGTTGGTCATGCACTATACACACCTGCAAGAAATTGGAAGATAGAAGAAGAGTATAGTGAAGTGCCAATGGATTATGTAAATGTGGTTGAGGATGCTAGAATTGAGAGACTAATGAAGAAGAAATTTGCAGGTTTGAATAAGGATTTCTTCAATGCTTATAGAGAATTGAATGATACTGATTTCTTTGAGTTGAAAGACGAGGATTATAATGCTTTCTCACTAATTGATAAGATCAATCTATACTTCAAGATAGGAACCTTCCTTGACCTTGATTTTGATGATGTTGAAAACGATATTATAACAGATATAACAAAAGCAGAGACATTTGAGGAAGTTTTACAACTATCTAAGAAACTATTTGAAATAGAAAAGCAGAGAAGAGAAGAGCAAAAGCAACAACAGCAACAGCAAGAGGAAGAGTATAAGGCACCTGATCTAAAAGAGAGTGGTGGTGGTAATTCAGAGTCAGATGATGGTGAGGAAGAGGTACAGGGTAAAGGTACACCAAAAACACCTGATGAAATGACTGATGAGGAATTACTTGAGGAATTATCTGGTGGAACATCACCTTCAAGAGGAGATATTGAGCAATCATCCACTCAGAGATCATTTGATAGAAATGTTGAAGGATTGAATGATGATGAAGCAAGAGAACTCACATATATTACTATACCAGAGTTAGATTTAGATAAGGCAATCATTCCATTTGATGTAGTTCATAGGGTGTGTAATGAATACTATTCTCATAAGGATAAAGAGCAAGCAGAAATACAGTCAGACAATAATAATTATAATTATTATGGTCATATTGCTGATGCTATTGAGAATAGTAAGCAATCATTCAAAGATTTCAAGAAATCATCTAATAAGGATGTAAATGCTCTAGTAAAAGAGTTTGAAATGAAGAAATCTGCTGATGGATATGCAAGAGCAACAACAGCAAGAACTGGTTCCTTAGATATGACTAAGTTGCATACTTACAAATACAATGAAGATGTATTCAAGAAAGTAACAACTATTCCTGATAGTAAGAGTCATGGTTTAGTATTCATGCTTGACTGGTCTGGATCTATGCAGTATGAAATGATGAATACTATAAAGCAATTATATCAACTAATTTGGTTCTGTAGAAAAGTACAAATACCATTTGAAGTATATGCTTTTAGTGACTGTGCATGGCAAGTTGGTTTAGATCAAGACCCTGATGACTTCCAAAATTCAACTATTACTAAGAAGGGATGGGTAGATGGTGACTTTACATTTGATAAGACTTTTAGACTTATCAATCTATTCACTCATACATCAAAGACTAGAGAGTTTGATGAGCAACTATTGAATATCTGGAGACTGGTTGATTCATTCCAAAACTATTACATAGGTCACCCCAGTGGTTTAGGTTTATCAGGAACCCCACTAAATGAAGCAATCATAGCAAGTGGACAAGTAGTCAAGGCACTTACTAAAAGAACAGGAGTTCAAAAATGCCACTGTGTATTTCTTACTGATGGTGAGTCAAATTCACCTTCATATAATAGAATGAGAGGAGAATCTTATTTTGGTGAGAGTAAGCAAGGTCAGTGGTGCATCCCTTCTAATGCTATCATAAGAAAAGGATCTCAAACTTTTGTATCTGAAGGTGGTCATAGAACTAACTTCACAACCAAATTGATTGAAGCAGTTAGGGCAGATATTCCTAGCAGTTCCTACATATCCTTTAGGTTACTTCAAAGAGGTGAACTAAGATCAATGTTCAACTGGTATGCACATGAAGCATTTGAGTCTGTTGATGATATGTCAAATGAAGTTAGGAAAAATGGATGTGTATCCTTTTCAACTAAGGCATTTGATTGTTGGTTCGGAATACCAAACAACAACCTAAATGCAAATGATGAAATGGAAGTCAAAGAGGATGCTGCTAAACGTGACGTTGCTAAGGCATTTAGAAAGATGTTCAAGAGCAAGAAGCAAAATAAAATAATAACTAAGAAATTTGTTGAACTGGTGGCATAAGCACCAGTTCACAAAGTGGCACAAGATCACTTGAGTTTTCTTACCAAATCAACTATTATACTAATATAACGAAAAGAGGAATTTATGCCTAGAACCATTGACGGATCAGTTCACATCAATAGATTGAAAGATTCTTATGGAGTCAACATTGATGCAGAGATCGTAAAAGAGTATTGTCAGAACCATGAAGAGATAGGTTACCAGACACTTACTAAGTATCTGAACCAGTATAAAATCAAACGTGGTCATTGGAGATTGACTATGGATGAAATGGTCAAGGAGTCCAAACTATCACCAGATCAACTAAGGTCAGGAGAAAGACCACATATTCAGTTTGTTCAGAAAGAAGAGCAAAATCTAGTTCCTTCTAAGGATGATACATTTGTTCCCTTTGGTGGATTTACTGATGTCAAGAAGGTTCTAAGATCTAACCAATTCTATCCTGTATTCATTACTGGACTATCTGGCAATGGTAAGACATTTGGAGTTGAGCAAGCATGTTCACAACTAGGTAGAGAACTCATTAGAGTAAACATTACAGTTGAGACTGATGAGGATGATCTAATCGGTGGATTTAGATTAGTAAATGGTGAGACTGTTTGGCATAATGGTCCAGTAATTGAAGCACTTGAAAGAGGATCTATCTTACTACTAGATGAAATTGATCTAGCAAGTAATAAGATATTATGCTTACAATCTATCCTTGAAGGTAAGGGAGTATTTCTCAAAAAGATAGGACAATTTGTTAGACCTAAGGATGGTTTCAATATTGTAGCAACTGCTAACACTAAAGGCAAGGGATCTGATGATGGTAGATTCATAGGTACTAACGTATTGAATGAAGCATTTCTTGAAAGGTTCCCAATTACATTTGAACAGAACTATCCTTCACCAGTTACAGAGAATAAGATCCTTAGAAAGATCTGCGATCAACTCAATATACCTATGACTGGTGACCATGAGAAATTCATTGTTCATCTAGTAGACTGGGCAGAAATAGTAAGAAAGACCTTCAATGAAGGTGGAATTGATGAGGTTATCTCAACTAGGAGATTAGTACACATCATAAGAGCATATTCAATATTTGGTGATAAACTCAAAGCGGTCAAAATATGCTTGAACCGATTTGATGATGAAACCAAAGAGTCATTCCTTCAATTATACACTAAGTTAGATGACTCAGTTGAGATAGATGCTCAAATCACTCCAGAGGATGCTAAATAAGTCTACTCTGGGTAGTTTGACCTATGTTTGATTCTGCTACCGATTATAGTGACCTCATTGATGATAATGAGGTCTATTATACCGAGAATGAATATAGGTTCAAAAAAAGGCAACTGGATCACCTCAGACTTGCAGATAAATTTTATCTGTGTGACAGTCTACAAAGTGTCACAAGAACCATTTACATGAGGTCTGGATCTGTTATAATATGTTTATAGGCAGAAAAGGATGCCGATCCCTGAGACTGAGTTAGTACCTGTAATTAGACTCATAATGAGTTAGGATCAGGTGAAGCACCTCTTGACCAGTCAGACATCTCGGATCAGTTTCGTAAGACCTATAGTTTCAAGGGATATGTGGTTCTACTGCCCCAAACCTACCGACTAGACTGACTTAGAAGCAGTCACATGATCGTTGGTAGAAACCTATTACTGCACTGGACAGATGGTTGAAAGTGGTGGGGGTTCAGGTGTAAGCGATTCCCAGTAGGTAAATTTGGGCATATAGGTGAAACCTATGTTGATGCCCCACTCCCTTGAAACTCCCCAATTATGAACGAGGAAAGGCGAATGTGCCTCGTAGGTCGCAACTACTAAAAGTCATCCAGTACTAATTCAACTCCTGTCGTATGAGTATAAACTAGGCATGTTCCCTTACATAATGTAATCACCACTATGGCAAAAATCCAAGGATCTAGTGCTATCGCTGCTGTCAACTTTGGCGAGAATAATGCAGTTGAGGTGCAATTCCAAGGCAATGAAAAACTTTATGGTTTTGTTGCAAAGGATTCATCACAACTTCGCAATGACTTACAGTCAACTCTCGAAAGAAATGAGTCTGTAGGAAGTCTCATTGCAGGTTATCGCAGAAGTGGTAAACTACAAGCAGTTGAAGCATAGACTTTGAACTGACTGAAAAATTGAATACTTATTGAAACACATTTATTTGACCCCGATTGAGTCGGGGTCTTCTACTTTCTATTATTATGTCATGTTTAGATTATTCAACTGTTTGGGAAGTAATGAATGATCTTGACGAGATTGTTCAAAAGACTAAACAGATTGAAACAATGTCCAGAGACTTACTTGATGAGTTATCTGAAGCAACAGAGAACCCTACAATTTTAGATGCTGCTGATCTATTGAGATTATACAGTCATCATATTTTAGGTGAACTAGAAAATGCTCAAATAAGAGCATGGAATGAAACAGTTGTAAAACTGAGATCAAGTGTTACTAAGACTACCAAACATGGGAAGGATTTAGATATGCTTGATGCCAGTTTATAAACTGGTACACTATAACCCCATTGTTCATTCAATGGGGTTATTATAGTATTATAAACAAACGAGTTTTATTATGTCCACTAATCAAATACTTGCAGAGCATGTAGAAAATTACATAACCCATGATGATGCACTTCATGGTAGACTTGAGGATCCCTATGCAGACTCACCCTTCAAGATCTATAGGGAAATGAGTTCAAAGATCAAAGGAAAGTATTTTGAAGCATTTGTTGAAGAGTATTGTGAGAATTTAGGATGGAAGGTTGAGAGAGCAAAGAATACCACTGAATATGATAGAGTAGTCAACAATTATAAGGTTGAGGTAAAAGGATCTACTATATGGGCAGGTAAGAAACCACATTTTAGATGGCAACAAATCAGACCAGAGCATTGTTATGATATAATGGTATTTGTTGCAGTATATCCTGATAGAATGGAGTTCTATTCATGTACTAAGGAAGAGATCGTGGATTATGTTACTAAAAAAACATGGTCAAATCAGCATGGTGGTAAGACTAAGAACAGTGGCACATTTTTTATTGATGGTTTCCCTGAGGACTTCCCATTTTTCAAAACATTATTCACTCACTTAGAAGGATTCAAAGGTGAAGAGTAAATTTGTAAATAAAGACTGTCTTGCTTTTCTAAAGACAGTCAAGGATAACTCAGTGGATCTAGTTTTGACTGATCCACCATATAATATATCATTTGATGGTGGCAAGGGTTGGGATAGTCAATGGAAGAGTGAGAGAGACTATCTAAAATGGTGTGATACATGGACTAAGGAATTAGTTAGAGTTCTCAAACCTAATCGTATGATGATAGTCTGGGGTACTCTCAAGACTGATACATTTATAAAGTATAAACTCTTGTTGGGTTTATACGATCAGTTAGTATCTCAGAATGAGATAGTATGGTCATACAACTGGGGTGGTCGTGCCAAGAATAATTTTGCTCGTAAGCATGAATACGCATGGTGTTACTCTAAGGGTGATGATTTCTTATTCAATGATGATGACATCAGAATTGAACGTAAACTCAAAAAGAATATAAGAACAGGCAAGGACTACACTCAGGGAACTATACCTACTTGTGTCTGGGAGATCAATAATCATACTACCAGTAAGGACTATATTGGATGGCATCCTACTACTAAGAACCTTGAGGTATTAGAAAGAATGATTAGAGCATATTCTAATGAGGGTGATGTAGTCCTTGATATTTTTATGGGTAGTGGATCTACTGGAGTAGCATGTAATCGTACTCGTAGGATATACTTAGGATGTGAGAAGTCTCGTGAATATTATCGTAAAGCAAAGGAGAGAATAGCAAATGATCGTGACAGTTTAGAAAGTGTCCCTAATTTGCTTACAGAACTCTAATTCGTGGTATTATATAAGAGTAGACAACAGAGGACTTTTATTCGTGCCTAAGAAAGCAAAAAAACATGATGAATCCCTCGTCTACTTCGAGTCTAAGCATCATGTGATCGAGATCACTCAAGGTGATCTCAATGATGTTCTCAAATTCTGTGAACAGAATCACATTGACCCAGATTACTATTGCTTTGAGTTTATGACCTTTGATGATGGTGGATCTGAGTTATATGCTGAGGACTATGAAGAAAATTTGGAGTTCTAATCGTTATGAGAAAGTTTACAGTTTCAGCACTCGTGGAAGGTTATAGAATTGATGAAGAAGTTACAGCAGTAAGTATTCATCATGCTATCAAACTTCTCAAAGCAAAGTATTCAAATGCGAGGAATGTTTATGTCAAAAATTGATAACAAAGGGTTACCAAATAACCTTCAATTCTTATCACAAATCTTTGAAGAATGGACTTCTAAAGAACATTTACCATTGATGTGTGCATCTGATTTGTTACACTCTCAACCACAGATTGAACTTGTTGATTATCAACGAGCATGGTTACGCAAGTTCATTGAATTGTGGGATTTCGTCAACCAAAATGACATTTAGTTATGAAATTATTCGTTCCTGAGAAACAATTAGTGAACAGATATACAAGAGCAGGTATTCATGGGAAATGGATAGTTTGCCCTCGTTGTTCACAATCAACCAGAGTATTTCATTTTAGTTGGAGTGCATTGACTTGTCAATGTTGCCGACAAAGTATAAACAAAGCGGAGTGGATTTGCTATGACTAAGTTACAAACATTTCATGTAATGTGTGAAGAAACTACTTATTTTACAGTAGAAGTTGAAGCACAAAATGAAGATGAAGCAAGGGAACTTGTTCATGCTGATGTAAACTCACATGAGGTAATTAGTGAGTCAGTTAGTGAATGGAATATAGATGAAGTTAGGAGGGTTTTATAACATTATAATTATGGTCTTAGTATTATTTTGGTCGTACAATCTGTTCGCACTAAGTGTGTTCATTTATCTCAAACTTACGGAGGAAAAGTAACATGAATTACTCACAAACTGCAAACCCTAATGCAACAAATAGTGAGTTAGATGCAAAGCAAATAGTATATAATAACTTTGAAAATTCAACTCATAAAGTATCATTGACTGGCAATCAAATCTCTACAATACTTTATGTTTTAGAAGGGTATATTCAAGGATCTGATGAATATCATTTCAATGATGATTTCACTAGGGATGTTGATAAGATCTTTGAAGAATTAGAGTCAACAACTGATAACTATTATAACGTCAATAAGTGTATAATAGAGGGTAATGATTATGCTGACTGTGTTGATAGTTTAGTAAACAAAATGGAGGTGACTAAATGAAACTTAGTGCAAAAAGTACAAAAGCAGAGTTATTATCTAAACTCAAAGATTTGGATGAATTAGAACAACAAAGATCCATATTAGTGTGGTTATGTGTTATTTTATTTGTTCACGCTATGATATTATAATATAGTGTGACAGTCAAATTAGTGGCACATAGATCCCCCATTAGGGGGATTTTTCATGTATTATAATAATATAACCAAAGGAGTTTCATTATGTTTGTTGTATTCAGTTCACCTATTCAGTTCACCAAAAGTTATACTGAAGCATGTCAAATTGCAGATGCTCATTATAACAAAACAGGTGAAGTTGTAGCGGTGGAAGGTGTTACTAACCACACCCCATTTTATGCTCCTTCAGTATCATTAGTAGGTGCATAATATGAAACTATTAGTAACACAAATTGAGTTTGATGTAGCACAAGAAAATTGTGAAGAATTCGGATCAATTACTGGTGCTATTGAATATGAAAAGCAACAACAGTTAGAGTTACAAACTAATGCAATCGGTATCTGGGAAGTTGATAACGAGGATGAATTAGTTGATAAGATAACTGATACTTTAGGTTACTGTATTAGGTCTATTGATTATACATCAAACCTATTACATTCACTCACATCTTATATGTAAAGGAGGACAATTATCATGTATTCAAGTGACACTTTTGGTAGAATCTTCTGGGTTGATGATAACCTAGATTTCAAATCATGCCCACTATGTGTAGATGGGACTGGTGATTTTTCAGTTGAAGATTATGTATCAGACTGGACAGATTGGGAGGGTGTAGACTTTAGTTTGCTCTTTCAAATTCACCGTACTTGTTTACATCTAAAGCAAGATCATCATAATTCATTATCATTGAAGGGATTATAATGTCATCACTCAAATTATACACTACTGGACGTATTATTGGATCATTCTTGATAGTAACTGCTTACTATGTTGTATTACATGTAAGCAGTTATATTGGTTCAATAATGTATCTAACTGCAAATGCAATTAGTCTCCCATTCTTTATAAGAACTAAGGGTTATGATGTGGTGATAATGTTATCATTTCTTATGGTAATATCACTTAGCAAAATTATTACATAGTGTGTGACGGTCAAATTACTGTCACACACTATTCCCATTATGGTAGAATATCAGTTATTATAATAATATAACCAATCAAGGAAACTATGAATTTATTTGATGCAGTCCCAACAGTCGTAAGAAACAACTTCGATCTTTATGATGTAGATGAGTCAATCAGTAGTAAGGAGATCGCTCAATCAGTGCATGAGGTGATCGAACTATGCGATAACTTCGACAATGAGACCATCAAAAGACAAACATGGTTGCAGATCAGGTTGATGGTATCAAATGCGGTTGACCTATTATTACATGATCGTGACCAGTTCAATGAAGTCATGTTCCAATAATCAAACTGGCACAAGATCGCTTGATTTTTGCCCCATTTTCTGTAATACTAGAGGTATAGTAAAGGACTAATCCAATGACTGAATTTTTATATACAATCGAGACTCCATCCAACTTCGAGGATGGATCAATCGAAATCAATGACCTAGACAAGGCAAATGACCTTTGTTTTGACTTATCTTTAGAGCATGGATATTCATGTGTAAGATGTAACATAAGCGGTGAGATTGTCGCTGATTATGGTGATGTAATGCCACTAATTGAGGAGGGTATAGTATAATGAGTTGCCTACAAAATGAATCAATTCTTGAGAACATCTATGATGAAGTTTGGGAAGAATATAGAAAGAATCACAATCTAACTTTAGATCAATTATATACATTAGAGCAGAATTCTCCTACTGGTGTTATAAAAGAGATTGAAGATGAAACTAATAAAAGATTTGAAGATCTTTGCCAATAAAGTATTACTAACTGTTCTTTCACTAACTAACAATCAATGCCACAACTTACAAGAACTTATATAATATCAAAGAATGGTATTATCAGGATGAAAGAAACATCCAAGGATAATAAATCATCAACTGAAAGTATTATCAAACCTTGGAGAACTCTCAATAATTACTAACAATGAAACTATTCAAATCAGATGCTCCAAAGTATAAAGAATTGAATAAACCTTCACTCTATTGGAAGATACTTAGGAGACCACCTTTTGTTAGACTAACAACAATTAGAGAAGAATTGTCAAGAGTTAGTAACAACAACTGGGAGGAAATCAAAGTGGATTTAGATAAGTTTCACAAGAGATTAGCATCACATAATATAAACAAATATCAACTGAGTTTAGATCTATTCCCAGTTGATCCCCACCCTAGAGGGGCAAAGCGGTTATAAGGGTGTTCTGTGTGACAGTCGTCAAAGTGTCCACATTTCCCCCTATTACCCCTGATAACCCCTTATAATAGAAGAGTAAACAACCAAAGGAATCATTCAAATGAATCTTAGACCAATCGCAGCAAATCAGACCGAAGTTTCTTTCCCTAACGGAACCGAGGTCTTTTTTAGTTACAAAACACCAGTGGCAGGTTATGACTCCATAACTGGTAAATTCTTCAGAACTCGTGTAAAGTATTCAGTTACAACGACTCGTCATATCAACAAGTGGTTAGATGGCAGGGTTGCACAAGAAGTAGATCAAAAGATAATAGACAATCTTGTAGGGGGTTGAACCCATTTCTTTACAACAATCGTTCACAATCTACAAATCTAACTATGCAACAATCATTTACTAATCACATCTACAAAAATAACATTGATCGTGAAATATTAGAGGATACATTGTTATCAGTTTGCCAAGACAATGAGGGCATCTTAGATATGTGTATCAACTACCTAGTTTCAACACTAAGTGATAATGAGGTTGAAAGATGGGAGGAGTTGATGACATCTAACTTTCCAAAGAAATACGATCAAAGTTTACTCAAACAAATAAGTAAGCAAACCAAAGTATCAACAATCATTGAAACTTCACCCGATCCAACTTATAACAATCAAGAGGTAATTACATCATGCAACTAACATCTAAGGACGGCAATATGGTCGTTGATTATTATCCAGTGAAACATTGGAGTAATAATCATATCAACCCTAATCACATGTTGAAAGTATTATCATTTCGTGGAGATACACAAAAGAAAATGATAATAACCAAAAGTGAATATGATTTTCAATGTAAAGAATACAAAGAGAATTACAATTATAAGGTAACAGATAACAATCAACATTTACCACAATTCTTTTCATCTTACATGAAGTATATGGAGGTCGCTAAATGACACAAACCAAAGGCAAGTTTGACATCTATGATTCACTAACTGAAAGTGAATTAGAAACAGTTACTACTATTTTCCTAGATGCACTTTCTAGACAAACTAACATTCAACCTGAAGTATTTGGGATTGAAACTAACATTATAGTTGACACAATCCAAGAGTTGACAGATCACTTTTATTCAGACGATTCGGAGGACTAAGTATGAACAATCAAACACTAAATCGTCAACAGTTAGATGATGTTATTGAACAATATGTTGAGTTAGTTGTTGATAACATGGACACCAAAGATTTGGTACGTTATGCACAAGAACAGTTGACAGATTACTTCACTAAGTTATCACAACATGAACTCAAAGAGGACATAGATTGTTATAACGAAGAATTGTATTCTGAGTTAGTTGATAACATTTTATCCCCTTCAATCGTGTCATCTGTAGATGATACAAACCCTTACAAATCTATCCCATCTCGTTATTAGTAACCATGCCTAAGTTTACTCACCTTTCTTATCAACAATCTGATGAAGATTACCAAGCAGATTTTGACTATGACCAAGACAATTACTATGACAAAAGTGATTACTTAGAGTGCCTAATCCATGAAGAGGTTAGTGATAATCTATCAAAGAAAGATCAGTTACTAATTGATAATTTCTAATGTGTAATCATACCTATCCGCAGTATCAACGAAATCACCCTAATCCTTCCATGAAAAGTATTACAAACACAGGCAAATCTGTCTCATCTAATGTATATTCAGAACTGTTCAAATTACACCCTTATGATGCACAAATAGTGGGTGTAATCGTTCCTACGCAAAATGTAAAGAATGTCAAGTAAAATGTATGTGAGTTCTTTATACTTTGTTATAAACTTAGTCGAAATTGTTGTTACAAACCCTGTTCTAATTGCACTCAACAAAATGATAAGAAGTCCACCCTAATCCTTCGTGGTAATTGTTGTCTTAGCGAGCATAATATGAGTTCGTCAAGTGTTAACAACCGTACCACAGTTCTTCGTGTATTGTTAACATCTTCGTGGAATGACTTCGCCCACCGTTATTAACAACAAAGACAGTCAAACTTCGTCCCTTCGTTATTACAAACTATGAGCAAGTCTCAAGCAATTAGTGAACTTGAAGCAGCGACAGATAGTCGTGCAGTTAGACACATTTTGTACAAATATTACAGGGGGGAATGGTAAAACAATTACAGTAAGATTGTCAGTGCCTCAGTGTTAACCACACTGGGGCATTTTGCTGTGTATTGTTATAACATAGATGCAGTGATTTGTCAAGGTAAGTATCAACGAACACAGTGTATTTGTTACCTTATGTTATAATTAGGGCGGGCGTGGCTAAAAAAGTACCTTCTTTCTAACCTACAAACCTTAACCCTGACGAGAGGTACCGAGATTTCAAAATTTTTTTCTACATATAAAAAGCACCTATAAGTTTTTTTGTAATGAAAATTTATTTTGATGGTTGTAGTTTCTGTTGGGGTGGAGAACTAAAAGAAGAGGAAGAAAGATATAGTAAATTGGTCTGTAATGCACTGGGAGCCCATGAGTCTAATATGTCCAGAGCAGGGGCAAGTAATTTTAGAATCGCCCGTCAGTGTCTGGTTAGATATAACATGAAGGATTATGATTTGGCAGTTATACAGTTAACTTATAATTCAAGAAATGAATTCTGGGATACAGAAAGGAATAGGTTTACTCAGTTCAGTGTAAATCTAGCAGAGAGTAAAGGTAAATTATATAACAGATTCTATAAGGACATCTATGATCCCTTCTATGGAGACATGTATGAATATATGTTTGCTACTGCAATAAGGGATCACTGTAAGGTAATGGGAATACCACTTATATTACTTACTGTAGGTGTAAGTGAGAATAATAAGGTAAGTAAAACAAGATCAATGGATAAGAAGATTGATTGGGATATTGATATAACAGAGTTACTTCAATGGGATTGTTATGCACCTTTAGGTCATCCTAATAAAAAAGGGCATCAGAAGATTGCAAATAAGATTCTAGAGATTGTAAATTAACTAGATACTCTGTATCTGTTCTCCGAAGGGTGTACAGAGTTTTTATTTTAAAGGGATAATTCTAATACAGAAGGTGGTACTCTCTGTTGTATCAGATGCCCATAGTCTTCATGTAGTTCACAACCATAGTAATGTCTATTGTTTCTTCTTGCAGTATAGGCAGTTGTACCACTACCCATGAATGGATCTAGTATAGTATCATATTCTTCACTTGCTGCTAATATACAAGGTTCAATCAGTTCAGATGGAAAGACTGCAAAGTGTGCTCCTTTATATGGTTTAGTTGTTACTTTCCATACACTACGTTTGTTTCTCTTATCATACACCATTTGTCTTTCTCTTGTTAGTCCTGAGAAAGTATTCTCGTTGTCTTTTGAATTATTGATATTGATTGGTTTATTACCTGCCCATCTTTCCCCGACTGCATCTTCTTTGATTGCTTCATTATTATAGTAATAGTTCTTATTCTTACTAAGAAGGAAGATATATTCGTGAGACTTAGTACATCTATCCTTTACACTTTCGGGCATTGGATTAGGTTTATGCCATATAATATCCTGACGTAAATACCAACCATCTGCTCTAAGGGCAAATGCAAGCATCCATGGAATCCCTATAAGGTCTTTTTCTTTTAGGTTAGGGAGGCGTGTGCCTCTCTTGGGACTAGAATCGGGTAAATCCTGTTTGGTATTTGATACCGTCTGTTTCGGATAAGCAATGCTACCAGGTCTATAGTTATAATAGGAATCACCAATGTTCACCCACAGCGTACCATCATCTGTCAGGACATTTCGTACCTCCCGAAACACCTCTACCAGACTTTGAATGTATTCTTCAGGGGTTTCTTCTTGCCCTATCTGGTGCTCCTCCCCTCCGTAATCTCTCAATCCATAGTACGGTGGCGAAGTAACACAACAACGTGCACTCTTTTCTGGGAACTCACTTAGGGTTTGGCGACAATCCCCAAATAATATGGAATCTTGCATATTAGTAAAGACTTCTGGTATTTTCACTGATAATATGAAGGTTTATATGTATCTGGGGTTTTAGGGGCACCATAAGTAATTTTGATCTGGTTATATATTTCTCCTGATGAATTAGAAATAGTATATTTCTCCATCTTACCACCCAAGTCCTTGGCACATAATTCTATTTCATGTAATAAGTCTCTTTCTAAATCTTCAATTGGATCATGATGTCTATCTAATTTCATAGTACAAATATAAAGACTGCTGCTGTAATTATAACACCTTCTAGGAAAGATAACCAGTATGTTTTGTAATAAGAAAGATTTAACTTATCTTGCCACCAACGTATATTCTCTTTATGCCACATAGAAAATTTCAACCTCCAGTCATTCAATAGACGAAAGGTTGAAACATACCATGGGAACTGCTTTCTCTGAAATGCCATGATTTAAGTGTGAGGATCATATTGCCTTATGACTAGGTAACCGTATGCAAGGAAACCAATGGGTAGAAGAATCAGATAAGGCATTTTATTTATGTGATACGGGACAGATGGGATTTGAACCCACGACCTCTGCCGTGACAGGGCAGCATTCTAAACCACTGAACTACTATCCCTTTTGACTTATATATTATAGCATCCTATTCAGTATTTGGCAAGTATTGGAAAAGTATCTCGCCAATTTGTTCCACGACTAGCATCTAATTTATCCAGATATAATTTGCATTTATTCCAGTCACCAACAGGGGTTTCTTTCATCATATCACGGTAAACACTTTCATTGATAGATCTAACATCATTTTTTATTTTATCTTTTATATCGTCTGGAAGATTTCTAGGACGTAGAATTCTTGGATCCTCAAGGCGGTTATAGATTTGAAACTTACCAGTTACATCACGGGTTTTCAAACCTTCTTTTTCAAGAAAATCAAAAGTTTCTTTCATATTAAGTATACCGAGGTTTGATGGTGTAAATGTTACACTGAGTCTTCCTTTTTTTGTAACATTTAGCCATTTTTTAACTGAGCGAACATTCTTCAAGGTTGCCTCCCAGTCAGTTGGATATCTCAAATAATGATTGACTTTATCGATACCATCAACACTCCACTGAATATCAAAAGATTTGAAAGCAGTGATATACTTCCTCATCTTCTTTAGAGTAAAGAGTGTCATATTAGAAACATAATCCAAAGCAATATATTTCGCATGACCTGATGCTATAATTGCATCTAATAATTCAAAGTGGTTAGTCATCAGACTAGGTTCACCACCACAGAAAGATATATGAGAAACAATTTCAATATTATCAATAACTTCGCTGATAATTTTGTAAAACTGAGTTCTATCTCTTTTTTTGACATCTACAGAGTGTATTAGGTTCTCAACGATTGATAGTTCTCTTCCCAGTTCTTTTACAATAGAAGGATCACCTATTTCTTTAAGTCTTTTATAGCGTGTTGTTGAATCTGCTGGATTGCATCCAATACACTCTAAGTTACATGGAACACCCCATATGTTTAATTGTAAAGATAAAAAACGTAAATTTCTATTCTTGATATTACCATTATCATCAAATATTTCTTTAATCAGTTCTGCTCTTTCTTTAGTGGTTTTCATCAAACGAGGTGAATTACCAGTTCTATCTTCCCTCTCTTTACACCGAGAGCACATAGATTTTATGAGACTATCATTACGATCTCCAGCAAGCATTGCCTTGCGAATATGAGTTTGAAAATCTCCACTAAACCATTCTTTGATGGGAGTAGTATTGATTGGATCTCTTTTATAACTATCTTCTTTATCAATTTTTTTAGACCAACAACAAGGAACATACCCTGCTACAGGAGAGTTTCTAATATTATGGAACGGATAAGCACAAAATCCCCCTGCCATCAATTCACGATAATTTTCGGGGGTCATCATATAAATATTTTATTATTACATATTATAACATGGATGATCTTGAACCAGGTATGGAAGATGCTTCTCTAGCAGAGGATCTCCAAGACAGGTTAGCTGAAGGTGAAATTATTTTTGTTCCTGATGATGATTGGATTGACCTTTTGAACGAGTAGATAATATTTCAATTTGTTTTTTTAAAAGGTGAACTTCTTGACGGAGTTCACTTTTTTCTTGTTTAAGTAGTTCGATTTCTTGTTCGTAAACAATTAGCATTTGTTCTAGTTGTACAACTTCATTTTCGAGATCCCACCTCGGTTTGGGATAATGTTTTTCTTCCATTTGCCTCTGTACTATAATTTAGACATTTAATATTGTCTTTAGATGATGGTCGAACAAAGAGCAAATGGTCTGATTACCTTGACGAGTAGGGTGAAAACTATGACGATTTACCATCCCTACTCGTTCTAGATGCTTAATTCTATCACAATCAATCAACCAACTGCTCCAATGATAGGAATCATTTAATGTTTCAAGTCCTGTAACAGTAGCAAGTTGTGACATTAGGTCTTTTTTACCTGGTTGACCAAAGTCTAAATGATGGTTTTCTATTGTATTCGTCTCATTTAGAATATCAAACCAATAATGCCGAAATCCTTTGGCAGTAAAGTAGTCTTGCCAGTGACGAATATTAGATTTTAACGATTTTATTGACTCTTCTTCATCAAAATGGTCGAAAAAATACTTTTTAGGACTGAAATCTCCATATTTTTTGCTATTGTCTCTTGCTGAATCACCAAAAGAGAATGATGAGTACATTTTTAGACCATTGAACCATAATTCATCCCTATAATAAGAAGTAATACCCCATAATATAATAGTATCATCTGGATTAAAGTCCCTATTAGAGAACAGTCTCGTTGCACGTCTAAATTGAGACTGATTAGCAGACCCACCTTTTGATTTGTTTATATTTTTTAGCTTATATTTCTCAGATAATAGTGTTCTCCATGCATATTTCTCTGTTTTTTCATTATCTAAACAGTACGTTTTATATGTTTCTAGGTCATCTGGGTTATCAATATCATATGATGCACCAACACCTGCTACCCAACTACACCCAAAGGTAACTAAGTTCATGTTATTTCCTTCATAATCATGTCAGCAATAGCAACATGAGCCTCTTTTGTAGGATGGTAACTGTGTGGGTTTACTTTCTTTGCCTCTAATAGTACTTGAATACGTTTTGAATCAGTCATAGCGTACTGAGACATGTGATATCCCCAGTCATTTGATTCTAAATCATAGTAATTACACAATAAAGACATCAAATCTCTTTTAGGTTTATCCCCAAACAGCATATTTGGTATCCTTATATTATAATGGTGGTGATTAAATGTGTCAAACCAGTAATTTTTTATACCAAGAGACTCAAAGAAGATGTTCCAATGCTTTATATTGTACTCTAATTGTTGTATTTCATTCTCATGGTCATAATTATTCTTTAAATATGACCTAGTATCTACTCCTGACTTCTCCATATTCTTATCATGAGCAAAACCATTACCATATAATAGGTTCACATACTGTTTTTTGTGGACACTATAGACATCATGTCTTGCTGTAGAGGTAATTCCCCATAAAACAATCATGTCAGGGTCATGTTTCTCACTGAAATACTTAGTTGCTAGTCTAAATTGTCTCTGATTACTAGATCCCATCCTAGAAAGGTTGATATTCTTAGCACCTAGACGTTCTGCTATGTGAGTTCTGAATGCATATTTGGTACATATATCCTTATCTTCATTAATTGCTTCATATTCTTCTCTAGACATTCCATGTTCATAACCAGAACCAGTGCCTTTTGTCCAAGAACACCCAAGAGTTACTAATTTCATGACGGTATAGTAAGCATTATTTTCCAAGCACGTTGATATTTGTCTCTAACCAGTTTCTGTATCATCAACATGGTCATAAAAGTCATCTGATAGCACTTCATTTTTTCCATGATGTAGGCATGTAACCGAATGTTGACTCAAAGTCTTTGTAGTATGTATTCATATAGAAGAATGCTTGGTCATAATCATCAGCATTTAGGTCTTCAAGGTCAGACAACCACTGGTCTTCAAGGAATTCGTATTTAGGAGCATTGCTACCCATGTCAGGAACGTATACATTTTCGTGAAGAGTTGTAACTTGGTAATTTAGGAAGTTTGAAAGACTGGAAAGTTGCTCTTTTTCTTGCTCTTTATCCCATAAGTCTTCCATTATAGTAACATAACAGTTCTCTGTTCCAAATACATTGCTATATTTAAGATAAGTGCCCGCAAAATCACATAATTCACTGAATTCATGTCGTTGTAATTTGTAAAAAAACAGTTTTTTATGTTCTTTTTTCCTCATCATCAATTTTTGTACCAAAGGTACCTTATAAGACATTATCGGACAGGTTACATAGTCTGAAGTTAGGTCTGGTGTAGCAAAATCTTCACAAAGTGACCCAATTTCCGAAAAATAACGTCTAATTGGATCTCTAAATTGAAAAGTGACCTTTACATTGAAGTGTTCTCGCAATTTAGGAGCTATTTCTTGTAAAAAATCATATGATAACCCCAAATTTCCATTTGTAAAGTCTGCAACGGCAGCATAATCATCTTTTACGACTTCCCAAAGACTCAAATAGTAAGAAATATAATTTTCAATTGATGCAGGTGTTGTTAAAAATGGTTTTAGGTCAACTTTAGTAGAATATTTGTTATAAAATGCTAAAATTTCACCCCAAGGATGTTCTCTCGGTCTTTTTCCTTCTTTAGGTCTTTTTCCAAGTTTTCTTCCGAAATACATGTTATTAAATTGTTTTCTAATATCATCAGTTTCATTGGATAATTTTTTTAAATACCAATTCTCCTTTTTATGCCCCATATGAGCATATTTGTTGTCTAGCGTCAAAGTATAATGAAAAGGAGTTGTTGCTGCCCAGCCACAACCAGGATTTAGTAATAGTGTTGGTTTGGACATATATAGAATTAGGCGAAAGGAGGACGAATGTCTTATGATGTCTACATAGACAAGAACATTGCCTTCTCTGATTTATCTAAGGAAGAAGCAGAGAAAATTGAACTGATGGGAAGGCAAATGATCATTGCAGGGGTAAAGACTAACTACACTCCTGAACAAATACATATTGAACTTCATTCGGAATGAAACCCACCCTATTTTTGAACGTTGGTACTGGTTGGTCTGGTACTACTCCTTTATATTATACATTAGGATGGAAAAATAAGTATTGTCACAGTGGACATCGTAAAGAAAAGGGATATTTGTGGTTATTGCAGTTACAAGAACAAAAAAGAGTAGTAGAAAGAGTAAAATTTTATAAAAAGTTTTTTGGACCTTCAAGAAAGTCCACAACTAACAGAAAACCTCGAATATTTACTCATGAGTCCCAATATGTTAAGGGTTTATGGACTGATGAGGAGATAAAGAAGTTTTGGTCTGCACCATTTACTATTAAGAAGTATATTGACTATAATTTGAAGAATTGGGATAATATAAAACATGATTATAAGGCAACTGCTGATTTTAGTAATCCTAATGGGTTTTGTTGTAGTGGATTACTTGAAGAAATCGCTCCTGAACTAAAAAAGCACTTTGATGTTAAAGTTCACTTTGTTTTCAGAGATCCTATTGCAAGATTGTGGTCTATGAGGCAAAAACAGAAACCAGATGACCCATTGAGTCATTTTTTACGTTCTGGTGTTGATTTTGACTATGTGGACATGTATGGTAACTGGGAAGTTGCATTTGGTCGAGATAATATCCATATAACCATTATGGAAGACTTCTGGAACGGTCATACGAAGCCTTTAAGTGATTTTATAGGATTTCCTATAGGAAAGGTACATCCAAACGCTTATGTGCCCGATATGGGGTCAAAGGCACCTCATATAGAGTATTTGAATGATCAATGGGAGTCAGATGTCATGGATATGACTCCAGAGATCATGGTAGAAGCAAAAAGGATGATGGAACCCGTTTATATGAATTTTAAGAATTATTTTGGTAAATTGCCTTCTCGTTGGGTTTTTAATTCTTGATCATACACCAAACTTTCCATTAATGGTGTATGATCTGGTAAATCGACACCAGGAGCTAATATTGCTGTTGTTGCAGACATAGAAAGTGCTGTAAATGCAATACTAACATGCATTAGTTCAAGAAGTTCTGCCATTAGTCGAATTTGAAGATGTTATCTAATTTTGCACTCAGAGCATCAATTTTTGCTTCTAAAGCATGACTATGCTCTAATGAGTGTTCTAATTTTTCTAGTATAACATCAAATTCACTACGTTGCGTAAAATCGGTACTTATTTCGACTGAACCCTCAAAATTCCCTATTGTTTCAGATATTGGTATTACTCCATCATTTGCTGTTGAAATAGTAATTCCATCTATAGGTTCTGTGGATATACCTGATGGTGGTACAGGATAAGTGTTCATAGTTTTTTGGGAGTTGGATTTATTTATTTGGAAAAATGTGTTATACTACATACTCTTGTCCTAATCGATATATCATGATTAAATTGTGGAGATGGTTATTAGGTGAATACAAATTATGGAAACTTCGTCGTCAAGATCCCTTTATCTACGAGGGTGATGACGAAGATGACTACGACGAGGACGATGTTGCTTGACAAGGTATGATTGGTTTTTCAGAAGGATTTCACGATGCTGCTGTAGCAGTAGTGAATAATGATGAGATTCTCTTCGCTGCACATTCAGAGCGTTACTCTAAGAAGAAGCACGATAAGAAATTGGATTTACATTCGGCATCCATTGCCCAGTGTATGAATATGTTTGATGAGACGGTTGCTTTTTATGAGAATCCGTTAATCAAGAGATCTAGGCAATTAGTTGCTGGACAGTCTGCATGGAGGAAAGAAAGAAATTTAGCATTAGAACCAACGGTTTATTTTGACCATCACAAGTCACATGCTGCTGCAGCCTTCCAAACTTCATCATTTGATAGATCTGCATGTGTTGTAATTGATAGTATTGGAGAATGGGATTGTTCTTCTATTTGGATTGCTGAAATGTCCAATGGTAAGGCAACATATGAAAAAGTGTGGTCTAGACAGTATCCTAACTCTTTAGGTCTATGGTACTCTGCTTTGACTAAATGGGCAGGTTTGAAACCATTAGATGAAGAATATGTCTTCATGGGAATGGCAGCCTTCGGAGAACCCAGTCATACCAAGGCATTAGAGGAACTACTTTCTAAGAATAATCATAGGGGTATAAGAGGACTGGAAGGTAAAGATGTTGATGTTGCAAAGAGTGCAGAAGTTGTTTTAGAGGAAGAAGTGGGTAAACTCTTCCAAATGGCAACTAAGTACAGTGATAATATTTGTTATGGGGGTGGCGTTGCACTAAATTGTGTGGTAAACTCTAAAATACAAAAAAGATTTAGTGACTATAATATCTGGATAATGCCAAATCCAGGTGATGCAGGTGCTGCATTAGGAGCTGCTTTACTAGCAAATGAACAGAAAGTCCAATTCTCGCCATACCTCGGTCATAACATCAATCGCAAGATTGATCCGAAAGAAGTGGTTAACTGCATACTCAAAAATAAAATCGTTGGTGTTGCAAATGGTCGTGCAGAGTTTGGTCCTCGTGCTCTTGGTAATAGAAGTCTTTTGGCGGATCCAAGAGAAATTTCCACAAAAGATCTCGTCAATACGATCAAGCAAAGGCAGAAGTTCAGACCATTTGCTCCAGCTATTCTGGAAGAGCATTGTCACGAGTATTTTGATATGCCTGACTGTAGTCGCTACATGTCTTATACTTATCAATGTAACCTTCCAGACGCTATACCTGCCTGTCTACACGTTGATAACTCAGCTAGAGTACAAACAGTCC